GTTGACGGTGTTGTCCGTAAGCGTGCCGCTGAAGGTGGCCGCGCCGTTGACGATGCTGAAGCCCGGGGCGTAGACGTCGCCGTTGGCTTCGATCTGGAAGTAGCGCCGATACTGGTTCGGCGCCGTGCCAAAGAGCGTGTTGTAGTTGCCCAGCAGCAGGCCGCCTGAACTCAGGTGAAATCCGAAGTTGGGAACGCTCGGCGTACCTGCTGCGGGCCACGCATACGAGGCCGTGTAAGACCCGCCGTACACCGCGCCCGTGAAACTGCCCGTAGCGGCCGACAAGGCACCGGCAAACGTGGCGTTCCCGTTGCTGGCCAAGATGGAAAACGTGGCGTCGCCGGCCGCGTTGTAGGCCGCAAGGCCATTGGAGGTCAACCCAATGCCTTGCCCGCTGGTGCGTACCCCACTGGTGTTCCATTCGAGCGACCCGACGGCGACCCCGCCGGACCCGGTAAGCGCGGTGCGGGCGTTGCTGGAGAGCTTGGTGGCAAGGCCAGTTGTGGCGTTGTTGACCGCGTTGAGCGCGGTAGTGCCGTTGGCCGCGCCGGTCTTAACCGTGCTGGCTGCATCGCCGTCGACAGTGCCGGTGACGTTCCCAAGGAACGTGGAGGCCGCGACTGACGCTCCGGCGCTCAGGATGGTGTTGCCGTTGGCGTCCTTGATGTCGAGCCCGCGGCTGTCGATCTTGGTCGCCGTGATCGAGCCCGCGCCGATGCGGTCAGCGCTGATCGTGCCGGCCGTGATCTTGCTGGCGTTGAGGTCGTTGATCTTGGCGTTGGTGATCTGCGCGTCACCGATCTTGGCGGTCGTGATCGCGGCGTCAGCGATCTTGGCGCTGTCGATGGCCGCGTTGCCGATCATTGCGTTGACGATGGCGCCGTTCTGGATGGCCGCCGTGCCGACTGCGATGGCGTTAGCCGAGAGCTTGGTGGCGCTGATGGAGCCGTCCACGATCAGGTCAGCACCGATGTACTCCTCGACGCGGCAGTCCGCGACATCCGTGGTGCCGGTGGTCTCCCAGTTGACGTGAACAATCAGCGTGCCGTTGACGGTCGCTGCCCCCGCGTTGATGTAGCCGGTGTACTTGGTCCAGGCTGAAGGGACTGCAATATTCTCCAAGGTGCCGGAGGCGTCCAGTTTCGTGACCTCGTAGTTCACGAGCGTGCCTGCCGCGTTGTAGCAGTACAGGCGCAGGTACATGAGCCCACTGCCGGCCGTGCGGCGCGACCACATCGTGACCTTGTAGCGAGTTCCCGCTACCACAGGGAACTGGCGGGCGCTGAACTGGACGTTGTTTGTGGCGCGCAGTACCCTGGTCCCGCTTGGAGACGTGGACTCGGTGACCAGCGCGAATGATCCAGTTCCAGCCGTTTTTGTCCAGGCTGAGGCGTCCTGGAAGAACGGGTCGTCGTTCAGGGCCTTTCCGCGACCCGTGACCAGCAGCTTGTCTGTCGTGATAGCCCCGGCGCTGATCTTCGCCGCTGAGATAGCGCCGTCGACGATGAGGTCCGCAGTGGCGGCCTGATCCAAGATGACGGCAGAGGCCGTGATGTCGCCGCTGAAGGTGTTGTTCGCCTCGTTGTAGATGATGAAGCGCACCGAGACGGCATTGGCGGGGACTTGTCCCTGCGCAGTCAGATCCTGCGTACCGGAGCCCTCGGTAGACGTGAGCGTGATGTCGGCAAGAGTTGCGTTGAGCCGGTTGTAGAAACGGGCGGCAACATAGAACGACTGGTTGCTGTTGTTGCGCATCCGGGCGCGCAGCCGCACCCAGGTGCCAATGGAGGGGACTGCAACTCCTGCGCTCCAGATGTGCCTGCGACTTGCCCCCGGGTTGTTCGTGGGGTGGCCGCTCCAGAGCGAGGCTTGCTTGCCAACGCTCATAGTTGTATCGCTCTCGAAGTACCAGCCGTTCGTGTCGAACTGGGTTGCCGTCCACCACGCCTCGTCCGAGAAGTACGGGTCCGGGCAGATGGACGCCGGCACCACCAGGAGCTTCGAGGTGGTGATGGCGCCCGCTGACACCTTGGCCGCAGTGACTGCACCGGCTTCGATCTTGGTGGCCGTAACTGCGTCGGTGGCGATCTTGGCGGCGGTCACCGCAAGCGCATCGAGCTTGTCGGTGGTCACCGCCCCCGCAAAGATGTTCCCCGCCTTGACCTCACCCGTTCCGATCTTGTCGGTCGTGATCGCGCCGTTGGCGATGAGCGTGGTGTTCGACGTGCGGAACAGGCGCGCCTCGTCGACGTAGGCTGATCCGGCCGTGATGTTGGAGACAACCTCAACGGCCACCGATGCCGCGCTCGCCGGGACCGTGTACGAGACAAACGACTTGGTGTACGCGGTGGTCGCGGCTGTGACGGTGTTGCCGTTGCCCTGCGCGAGGTCGGAACCCGCCGCGTTGAACGCCGTGATTCGCACATAGCTGCCTGTTCCTGTGGCAGTCACATGCTTGATGTAGGCCTCGGCGTAGAACGTCTCCCCCGGCTCAACGGAGACCCTCTGGGTGTTCCGCAAGGCCGATGGAGCCGTGTGTTGCCCTCGGGCTACCCAAGAGCCGCTCCTGGCGTTCGTCGCATCAGAGACGATGGTCCAGCCGGTTTCTTTGGTCCAGCCTGCATCACCCTCCTCGAAGTTCCAGTTGCGGGCCTGGACCGTGAAGTCCCCCACCGCGATCTTTGATGCGGTGACTGCGCCGGCCTGGATCTTGGCAGCCGTAACCGCGCCGGCCTCGATGTTGCCGGCCTTGACCTCGCCCGCGCCAATCTTGAGGGTAGTGATCGCACCATCGACGATCAGTTCGCCGTTCATGCGGCGGCGCACGATCAATCCACCCCAGCGAACCTCGGTCGCGGTGTTGTTGTTCTTGTAGAACCGCACGCGCAGGAATCGCTTGCCGGCCGGCGCGGTGACGGCCTGCGCTACATCGACAGGTGTGTCCGATCCAGTGGATGTGAAGCTGTTCTCGACGTAGCCTGTGCGGTTCTCGTCTTCAGCCCATTCGAGGTTCATCTGGGCGCCGGCTGCGATGCCGTTGACCGAGCGCCCTTGGGCGGTGATGTAGTAGGACTGCCCCGGCTCCACCGGCATCCACTTGCTGTAGTGGAACCCGGCGTAGGAGCCAGAGGCTCCCGTGATCTTCATGAACCGCGTGGAGCGGAAGGTCGGGTCCTCGCTCGCGGAGGTTCCCCAGGTCGTCCATGCGGCTCCGCCCGTACTGACCCAAGAGGCGTTGTCCGCCATCATCGGGTCTTGCACCATGTTGCTGAAGTCGGCAACGATGAGCTTGGAGGCGGTGATGGTGTTGGCCGCGATCTTGTCGGCGGTGATGGAACCGGCTTCGATCTTTCCTGCCGTGACCGAGTTGACGGACAGCTTTAAGGCGCTGATTGACCCATCAACAATCAGGTCGGCCCCAACCACTTCCTCAAATCGAACGTCTTGCGCCTCGTGATACCCGGTCGTGCCTCCGTAGTTGAAGATCAGCATGACCCGGGCGGACACGGCGTTGGCCGGTGGCGTCATTTCACCCGTGTCGCGCCGAACCCACGAGGAGGTCAGGGCGGTGAGTGCGGTCGCATTGGTGTACGACAAGCTCGCGCCCGCACCATCGAACCACTCCGCACGCAGCCAGAAGCTCCCGGTTGCAGGCGTGCCGCTTGTGTCTCGGCGGGCCCAGCACCTCACGCGATACTTTTTGTACAGGTCAACGGCGAAGGTCCTGCTGTTGACCCATGTGCTGTTGGTGCCGCGAAGCGCGGTTGTTCCCGTCGCCGCACCAGTGATTGTTTCGACGGTAGGCTGGATGCCGGAATACAGCGTCCAGGCGGAGATGTCCGAGGTTGACGGGTCGTCGTTGAGGGCTGCGCCAACACCCGTTACGAAGAGCTTGTCTGTCGTGACAGCGCCAGCGGAGATCTTCCCGGCACCCACGGCGCCACCCTCGATCTTGTTGGCCGTGATTGCGCCGTCGACGATCAGATCGGCGCCGATGTACTCCTCGACGCGGCAGTCTGTGACGTCTGTTGTGCCGGTGGTCTGCCAGTTGACATGGACAATCAGCGTTGCGTTGACCGTAGCCGTTCCGGCGTTGACGTAGCCCGTGTACTTGGTCCACGACGAGGGGACGGCAATGGACTCCAGGTCGCCAGTCCCGGACAGAGGTGTGGCCACGAAGTTCACCAGCGCTCCAGCCGCGTTGCGGCAGTAGAGGCGCAGGTACATCAAGCCCGTGCCCGCTGTGCGGCGAGCCCACATCGTGACCTTGTAGCGGGTGCCGGCCACGATGGGAAACTGACGGGCGCTGAACTGCACGTCGTTGGTAGCCCGCAGCACCTTGGTGCCGCTCGGTGAGGTGGACTCAGTGACGAGGGCGAACGAGCCTCCACCGCCGGACTTGGTCCAGGCGCTTGAGTCCTGGAACGTCGGGTCGTCATTCAGCGCCTTGCCACGGCCCGTGACCAGCAGTTTGTCGGTGGTGATGGCGCCCGCGAAAATCTTGTCGGTGGTGATTGCGCCATCAGCAATCAGCGTTGTATTCGACGACCTGAACAGCCTCACATCGTCGGCATACGCCCTGCCTGCCGTGATGTTGGACTCGACCTCGACGTCAATCGAAACCGTGTTTGCGCCGACCGTGAAGGAGGTCGTGGACCTTGTGTACTGGGTTGTTGCGGCGGTGATGTAGTTGCCGTAGGCGAACTGGACTTCCGCGCCCGCCGCCGAGTAGCCCACACACCTCACACGAGTGCCAGACCCTGCGGCTGATGCGTCGTGCTTGATGTAGGCCTCCGCATAGAAGGTCTCGCCTTGAGTGACGCTGACCTTCTGCCTGTTACGGATGGCGGAGCCAACTGTGGCCGTGCTTGTGGCGAACCAAGTGCCCGATCGGGCGTGCGCCGCATCTTGCTGGACTGCCCAGCCGGTCTCCTTCGTCCACTGAGTGTCCCCTTCCTCAAAGCTCGCGTTTCGGGCCTGGACCGTGAAGTCGCCCACGGCGAGCTTGTCTGTCGTCACCGACTCGGAGGCGATCTTGACAGCGGTGATGGCGCCGTCAACGATCAGTTCGGCGGAAGCGGCCCTGCGCAGTTGCAGCTTGGTGATGTACCAGCTACCGACCGCCGTAACCGAGCAGACGGAGCCAAAAGTGATCTTGGCCCTGGCGGGTATATAGGTGACGGTGTTGTAGACGAAGGTGTCCGGGATGGCGATCTGAGCGTAGTACCTTGTCCATGTCTGCGAGCTGCTGGGCGCGGTGGCGCCGACAAGGTATGCAAGCCCGACGCCTGTCGAGTCCGTCACCGTCAACAGCATGCGCAGGATGCCGTTGGCCACCGCCGTCGACGCGGCATAGAACTCGGTGTGGTAGACCTCTCCGGGGCGGATGTCGAACGTCTCGAACGCCAGACAGTCGTTGTTGGTGTTCGTCACCAGCGGGCTCTTCAGCACAAACTCTGAAGGAGCGCCGGTTGGAACTCCGGCTGTAGCCTTGGCCTGGATCTCGCTGCTTGCGGTGAGCACCCAACCGTCAGAGGCGCCAGCCTGGAACGACGGGTTCCTGACCATGTTGGTGAGGTCAGATACGCCGATCTTCGAGGCCGTCACGGCGCCAGCCTGGATCTTGCCGGCCGTGAGCGTGTTATCGACGATGACGTTGCCGCCGAAAATCACACTCAGCGCCGTCCACGGGCCGCCACTGGAGCGGATGCGGGTCTCGGAGTACCCGGCCGTCGTGTTGAAGAGCGTGACGACGTCGCCCTGGACCGGAGAGACGCCGCCCGCATTGGCGATGGCTGTGGATGCCTCTGCATCGCTCCAGGCAGTGCCTGCAATGGCGCGGGATGCGGTCAGGGTTCCGCGAGTACCGTACAGCGTCCAGTAGGTGTTGCTCGTGGCTGGATAGAGCGGCGTCAGGAACGATCCGCCCGCAACGTGGGCCAATATGCAGACCCACCTGAAGCCGTCCTTGACCACGATGTCGCCTACGCCGTACGCAGTGGACGAGGTCCATTCGCCCATCAGGACGTTGCGCGTGGCGCCGGCCTGGGCCGTGGAGTCCCCGATGCGCGAGACATTGGCATAGGCCGCGAGGCTGCCCACCGTGGCCCCGATGGACATCTGACGGGCCGCGCCGAACTGCGCCAGGGTCAGGTAGGCCGTGTCTCCGTCTCCCGTTCCCGGGAGCCCGAAGATGTACTCCGTGATGTCGATCTGGCCCTTGTTGGTCCCCAGGGTCGCGCCCGAGGCCGCCCAGTTGGCCTCCGTGTTGTCGAGGCCCTGGCGCAGCAACGTGAACGAGATGGTCTGATCCGCAGGAGAGGCTACCCCGTCCTGGTACGTGAACCCCGCCGCGCTGGAGATGATCTGAAGCGCGGGTCCGTCGAGGCCATCGCTGACCTCGGTGATGGTGATCTCGCCTGCGGAAACAACTGGCATCGAAGGCTCTCTGACTGGTTACCGCTTGCCGCGACGGAAGGTTGTGGGGTTGGCCAGTGGCTGTAGGACCGGCGATCTCACGGGGTTGCGTGTCATGGCTTAGGAGGCGGTGAAGCTCGTGTTCAGCATGAAGGCGGTCTGCAAGGTCGCGCCGTTCACATACACCGCCCGGTAGTAGCGGGTCATTACGGGCACCGACAGGTAGACCACTGCGTTCGCAGCCACCGCCGTGTCAGCGGTCGCCCTGCGCCACGTTGTGTTGTCGTTCGAGCACTCGATGCGCAGCGTGCCGGCCTGATCCGCGAAGGCCGAAGCGTTGAAGGCGGAGTAGCGGTGATTGGAACCGGCGGCGATGCCGACGTCGCGGGAGGTTCCGGTGAGCGTTGCGCTGGCCGCCTGGGCGGTCGTGCTCTCATTCCAGTAGACGTTGTCGTTGGCGATGGCATTGATGGTCGGCATCGTGGTCACAGCCACTGCCAAGGCCTGCCCTGCGACCGACTGGCCGCGCCCTGCCGTGATCTCCGCCGTGAGTTCCGCGTAGTCCTGACAGGCCACGTACTGCAAGGTGGCGTTCGTGCTGGAGGCTGGCGCGGTGCCGCCGTTGAGCCACCGCAGCCGAATCTTGTAGACCGCATTGGGGTCGGGAATCTGCTGGTGGCGGCGGTAGCTGTTGGCTCGCCCGCTGGTGGCGTCCAGCGTGGCAGAGTGGAACCACGCCTCGTCCGCAAAAGGCTCGATCTCATAGACCCCGGTGCCGGCCGTGGTGACCACCGTAGCGGCGGCGCTGTCCAGCGGCGTGGCAGCGGAGTTCTGCACCCGGTACTTGGCCTGGGTTGCCGAGGTGCCATCGAAGAGCCACGCGGCGCTGTGCAGGCCATCAGGCACGCCGGTGGTCGCGTTGACCGAGACAGCCTCGACCAGGAAGGTCTGGTTGGCGATCCGCTGCGACAGGGTGAGCTGGAAACCCACGCGGAACGGGACCGTGAATATGTCCTTGGACAGCACGGACGTCTCGGCGCTGGCCGTGGCGCCGCTTGCCATGACAAGGGTGCCGGCCGTGACCGAGATGGACCCGCCCGAGCCAATGGAGCTGTCCCAGTTGGTCGCGTTCAGCGAGGTGCCCGGGAAGCTGTCCCGAAACTTCTTCTGCACGCTCTTGACCTTCACCATGTCATCGGCTGCGTCGTAGCCCATGATCCGCTGGTGAGGCGTGTGGACACCGGCCGCGTCCGTGGTCCGCATCGTGAGCAGGGTGCCCGATGCGTCTCTTACCTGAATGTTGTCTGGCATGTTGCTATCCGCTCCTCGTCAATGGGCGGGCAGGAAGACCTGCCCGCGAGCCCGCATTACGGACGATTTGCCGTGCACTCGATCCGACCCTTCGCGTCGATGTCATCGCCGCGCACGGTGACGCCCGCAGTTCCGGTGGTGACGACGGTCCCCCCGATGGTCGATCCATCGAATGCCGAGCCAGCGACACAGATGAAAGCCGATGAGCCGACGAGCGCGTTGGCGGTGGCGCTGGTGAACTCGTTGGCCTGACCCACCAAGAAAAGGTTGTTGCCCGAGGGGGCCGCCAGGGTGAACTGCGTGGTCGTTGGTGTGGGTGAGGCGGCGACTTGCGCGTGAACGGCTTTGCTGCCGTCCGCAGGGGAGAACTTGATGATCTCACCCGCCACAGGCGCGGACGTGAAGGGCGTGCTCACAGTGATTGCGGCCGTCTGGCCCGTTCCGCTCTGCACGGAAACCGGGCATCCGCCCGTCGGCGTCTTGGAGGCGTTGACAAAGAACGACGCAGTGCCGTCACGATCAAAGAGCCGCCAACGGAAGGTCCACGCGCTGATGTCTCCAACTTCGCTCGACCCGTAGCGGACCCGAGGCGTCAAGACGGTGCTTTGCGTGCCGCCCAGGGAAGGCTTGAAGACGTTTCCCGCTTGCGACAAGATTTCGATGTCGTAAGGGTCGGAGATGTCGTAGACCGTGAAGAACGTCGACCAGAGGCTCTGGTTGTCGAGAGTGATCGCTGTGACCGCCCCGGCGCTGACCTGCGCAGTCGCGGTGGCGCCACCAGACAGGGAGATGGTTACCGTCGGCGCCGTGGCGTAGCCCGATCCGCCGGCCGTGACTCGAATCGCCACAAGCCTGTTGCCAACGCGAACAGGAGCGGCTGTTGCGCCAGTACCGCCGCCGCCGCTGAATGAGATGGTCGGGTCGCTGGCATAGTTGCCCATCGTCTCGCCGATCTCGGCCCGGAACGTAGCGACCTCGGGGACCGCCGCTTCGCCGATCACAAGCGTGTTGTTGGACGACCAGCCGAGCGTGGTAGCTGCCGGAATGTTGACGTTCAATTCGCCGTTCGAGCCAGTCGGCAGGGTCGGCCATGCGGTGCTCTTGAACCCGAACTTGGTCGCCACACCCGATGTAGAAGCCGTGATGGGGCTGGCGGCCTCATAGAACCGATAGGCCACGTTGGAGGTGTCCACCCCAGAGCCTCGGACCAACTCAGCAGCGATGGCCGTGGCGTTCTTCACGGCCCCGGTCGCCTCCTCGATGGCCTCGCGACCACGAACCACGACGAAGGCCGCATTGGTGCCCGTCTTCAGGGTGTTGAGGGTGATCTGAGCCTGGAACGGCGTGTCAAGGCCGGTAGCCTGATCGGTGTAGATCGCATCGAAGTAGATCGTGACCTGCCCAACGCTGGACAGCAGGTTGGCGCTGATCTGGATGGACGGGATCGTTGTGCTCCAGTCGGTCCCGTAAGTGACCGTGAATGGGGTTGAGACGACAACGTCCGCGTTGTTGGCGAAGCTCGTGGATGTTGATGCGGTGGTCAGTTGCGCACCGGCCGGCGACAGTCTGAAGTTCCGCGTCTTGACCCGCGCCCACGCCTGGGCATCGGTCAATCCAGAGATGCCGAGCTTGACCGTGATCGTCAGCGGCGATGTGAACCAAGAGGGCTGGTAGGTCGTTTGCGAGTCTTCGTTTGTGTAGACCTGCTGCGTGCCCTGGTTGGACTGGAGAAGCGCGTAGATCGACCTTGCGTCGTTTGCATCGACGATGGTGATCTGACCGGTGGTCATGATTGGCATGGTGGGAACTCCTTTAGGTTTCGATGATGTCGCAGAAGAAAGTCGCCCGTGAGAACACTGAATCTACGTTCACAGACACGGACTTGAATCCGGAAACGTAGTTGGCATTCCAGGTGGCGTCGTCGTTAGGCGGGGCCTGTGGAATAGCCGAGACGCGCCGCCATCGAAACCACGAAGCCGGAGTCTCTGAAGTGACTTCCGCTCCGTTCTTGAACAGCCGCGCGTGCAGTGATGTCGATGTGCTCTGGCCCACCCGGAAGATGGTTCCGTTGGTGGACTCGATGGTGAGAAGGAAGAGCTGCCCGTCAGCGAGGTACTCGACCCAGGCCAGCGGCGTGCCGGTAAGCACGTAGCTCTTGCCGTTGAGCGTGTTCTTGTAGACCGCGTTCTGCTTCCAGGCCGCGCCCAGCGCGGTCGACGTCGGGGCCGTGGAGAAGGCACCCACGTAGTTCAGCGACGGCACCAGCGAGTTCGCCGCGATGGTGGAGATCAGGACGTTGTTGTTGTTGACGTCCACGTAGGCCGTCGGCGCAATCTCTCCGTCGGACGCGAAGACGACGTTGCCCGCCGTGTCCTTGATGTCCAGGCCACGCGAGTTGATGTCTATGGCGTCGACAACGGCCGTGAAATTGGTGCCGTTGTGGCGGTAGATCTTGCTGTCAGTCGTAAGAAACGCGAGGCGCCCCTGCGCGTTGTCCGTGGTCGGCAAAGATGTGACCACCTCGATTGGCGCAACACCTGTGGCGAATTTTGCGGCGGTGATGGCCTCGTCGGAGATCTGGCCTGCCGTGATCTCGCCGGTGATGTCGATGGCCTGCACGACCGTTGTGAAGTCCACGCCGTTATAGCGGTAGATCTTCGAGTCAGACAGGTTGAAGACGATCTTGGGGCCTGTGTACCCGGTAGCGGGTGGTAGATCTGTGACGATGCCAAGCGGCTGGTAGCCTGGGGCGAAGACGCCCGCCGTGATGGCGTCGCTAGCCAGCTTTGCACTGCTGACCGCGCCGTTTGCGAGGTTCCCGGCCTCGACGATCAGCGGGCCCAGGTCGACGTTGCCAATCTTGCCGGTGGTGGCCGCCACGCCGTTGGTGCCCCCGGCCGGCGAAACGCTGAGAACTCCATCGGCCGTCTCCCACTTGATCCACAGACGCCATTGCGTCGAGGGATTGCTGGGGTACGAATAAATCGTTCCGGTGAACTGCGCTATCTCGATTGCGTCTGCAAAGACCGGCAGCGGGTCGCCTTGATTGACGATCTTGCCGTAGACCCTCGTGCGCAGATGTCCGTGGCCCTGGGTGTACTGCGGGCCATCGTGCTCGATGAAGAGCATGTTGAGGCCTGCGGACGCAGCAAATCCCGTCGGCACCGGCGGGGGCGTCAGGTCTGGTTCCGTCTCCTGAACTTGGCCTGCGGCAGGCTGGATCGGCAGCGAAGACCCGCCGACCGAGACCGAGGTGGCGGTCCGCCCTGGGCGAAACTTGGCCAGCCCGCTGTCCAGCAGGTCGCGCAGCGTCACGCCACGATCGAGCGGGTCTCCCGTGCGGCCGAGGTACGTCATCAAGGTCTCGCGCACGCGAGCCTCGAAGTTGGTCGACTTCGGCGTCGGGAGGTCTTTGCGATCTGACATGGAGGCCTTGGCCGTCAGGACTGTCTGAGCTCTTCGATGCTGCTTGCGATTGCTGCGGCCTGGACGGCACCAGCGGACTCAAGCTCGATGCGCCAGTCGGTCGCCATGAAGCCACCGGGTAGGCGCACCGCATCCTCGTTGGGCACAGAGATCGTGCAGCGGAAGGTGGTGGAGTCCGGCGCAGAGAAGTACGTGGGATTGCGCGCGACAAGCGCCGTCACAGTGGCGGCAGGCAGGTTCATCGCGTCCACTCGCATCGTCACCGGGTAGGTGTCGGACTGAACTTCTGCGGCGCCAAAGGTCATCGGCTGCGGCGCGCGGAACTGCTTGGACCGAAAGCGCGCCGTCAGGGACGAGGCGCCTGCGTCCCAGCGGCGCACGTTGGTCCCGTCGAGCACGTACAGCTGGTCCAGCAACTCATCGAAGTGCATTGCCGAGTAGCCGGTGTCGAGGAAGTAGATGCCGGCGTTCCGGTCGGCCGGGTTAATCAGGAAGCCCTTGCGCCCGCTGCCGTCGTCGTAGCTGCCGAAGTAGAGGCCCTCGTACATGCGGCCGATGATCGAGGTGGGCACCAGGGCTTGCCAGTCCTCGCGGGTCATCAGGCCGGCCGTGAGGATGCGTGCGTCGCCTGCGCTGTACCAGCACAAGCCGTCGGCGCTCGCCCAGGCCACGCCCGTGCCCATGCTGACGGCCGAGCGTGCGGCCACGCACCCCTGCGGGATCTCAAGCGGCGTCTGATCCATGGCCTCGGGCGTCGAGCCCTGCACAAGCATCGGGCGGCCCGTGGTGAGCACGAGCATGGCCTGACCGAAGACGCCCAGGGCGACGGGCGTGGAGTCGGGCGGCACGAGGTCGTAGCGGGTCGGCCACGCATAAGGCGTGTAGGGCTCGCAGAACTTCACTGCGCGCCCGCTGATGCCGGCCATCATCCCGTTCCACATGGCCGTGAGGTAGCTCAGCCCTGCGGGAGGCATCGCCCAGGTCGTTGTGGGGATCACCTCGCCCAGGGACCGGTTGTCGTCGGTCGTCGTGCTGGTTCCGATGGCGATCTCGCGCAGGAACAGGAACTCGGTCGCGCCGCTCGACCCGGTCTCGGTGCGGTAGATGCGGATCTTGTCGATGCCGTAGCTGCCGGACGGCACGGCAGAGAAGCCGCCGATGGTGGCGGCCTCGTCGCTTTTGCGGGTGTTCTCCGCGCTGACCGGGCTTGGGGCCGACTCCCAGCCCCAGGATGTGACGTAGGTGTAGACGTAGAAGACCGTCTGCAGCTCCAGCGAGGTGCCCGTGGCCACCGTGGTGACGGAGGGCGCTCCAGTGGGGGCAGGCACGCCCAGGAGGCGCCAGTTGCCGCCTGGGTTGTCCTGCGGGTCCACGCCGTCCAAGGCGGTGTTGTCGGTGACCTTCGGGGCGCCGTCGCCTGTGTAGTAGGTCCGCTCGGTGGTGTCCGATGCGTCGTAGCCCCGCACGGCATGCACGATGCCGGTCCAACTAAGCCAGTATTGGGAGTGACTGGCCACGTCCCGGCCCATGCGGTAGATCGTCTGCCGACCCGATGGGACCGTGGCGACGGTCAGGGGCTGCTTCCAGGGGCGCAGGTCGCCGCGTCCGGGTTTCTGGTTGCGGCTGACCGTGCCGATCTGCTCGGGAAGCAGGGTGGGGTGGCTCGCGCGCGACTCGCCGGCAAAGCCGCGCAAGCGGATCAGCGCCATGGAGTTCTCACCGTTCCTTTAGGGGCACGCGGCGGGCGTCTTCTCGCGCTCGGCCTCGCTGTACCCACGCATGCGCGCCTCGTGCTCTTCGCGCTCGCGCTCGTCCTGGCGGTGCCGGTAGAACCAGTTGACCAGGAAGCCGGCAACACCGATCACGATGCCGACCAGTACGGCGAACTCGCTGCTGACAAGCCATCCACCGACCGTCATGCCGGCCCCGGTATAGGTGGCCTTGGAACTTGCGGCCGCGATGGTCCCGTCCATCGTCTGATTGGCGAGGTCTGTCTTGCTCAACATGCCGAATCCCTGTTAAAGGCGGTACTACAGGCCGATCCTTGGTTGGTCAGTTTCCGGCGCCACCGGCCACGGCCATCGAGGAGGCCGGGTGGTTCGGGTTGCCTGGGCTGGTGGGGGCGACACCCACCGTGGCCTTGATCTCGATGCCAAGCGCATTGGCGAAGGCGCCGTAGTGCGCTGTCGCCCGGTTGGCGTTGCCTGCGTACTGGCTGTCCTTCATGTAGGACCGATACAGGATGTAGTCCTGCAGCACGTTGCCGTAGATGTCGGGCACGCTGATGTTGCCGCTGACGGCGGTGTAGTCGCTGCCAGCGGCCGGCTCGGTGATGTCCGTTGGCAGAGCGGAGTACACCAACTCCACCGAGGCGCCAGAGGCCGCAGCAGGCGGGTAAACGTAGAACGTCTTGGGGTCACGCGGATCGAACATGAAGTGAACGATCTCAGTGACGCCACTCAGGTTGTGCCATCCGGGTGTCTGGGCATCGAGGATCTCGCGCGCGCAGAGCCGGATGGCCTTCTTGTTGCCGCTCGTGTTTCTGACCACCTCGATCAGCTTCGTGCCGTTGGCAGCCAGGGACTGTCGACTGCCGGCCACCAGCGTCAGCGAGGCGTTCGTCACCATCGCATCGGGGCGATGGACGATGATCTCGCGCTGCCCGTCGTTGAGGTAGCGCACCAGCTCGGCCACTGGCCAGCGGATCGACGTGGTGTCCTGCAGCGTTTCCACGCAGCGACGGACGATGGACTGGGCTGTGATCGGCATGGTGGGGTTCTCCTAGTTGATGCTCAACACCACTTCGGCCGGGCGCGTGGCACGGACGGGGCATTTCCTCGATAGGCCTGGAAAGTGAACTTGCCCAGGTGCTGCTCGTATTCCTTGAGCGCCAGTTGGGCGCCCTGCGGGTTGTTCAGCGGCCCAGGGGTGCGCATGAGTCGGTAGCGGGCGCCGGCGACGATCGCGTCGGCGTACTGCTCCATGAGCGCATCGGGCAGCGTGTTGGACGCACGGCTGGGCGCGAGGCAGGCTTGGACCTCGATCTGAGCGCCGGCCGTGAAGGTCCGCGTCAGGGTGATGGAGACCCGGTCTGCGGTGACGATGCCCGGGCGCTCGTTCTCGAACGTGGCCGGGTTTTTCTCCTGCGCCTTGAAGGACAGGATCTCGACGGGCGCCCCGCTGGAGGTGGCGCGCTCGATGCCGACGACGGCGCTGTCGGTCGGCAGAATCAGCGTGTACTCGCGCTGCGTGCCGTCGGACACGATGGGGTCGAGCCACTCCACCCAGGCCCGACTGTCCTGGAAGAACTCGGTCGCTGCGCGACGAAGCTCCTGCGCGAGGAACGGGTCTGGGCATCCTGGCACGTAGACCAGGACGTCCGGGTAGAGGTCTGCCCAGGTGGCCACGGCTCAGTCGCTCGATCAGGAAGCGCGGGACTTGCCGCGACGGGGCGCGGGGGCGGTCACAGAGGCCGGCTCGGGCTCAGGCTCAGGCTCAAGCTCGGGCTGCTTGATGACCGACAGGGCCGCGTCGAAGTCTGCTTCGTCGGCCGGGTAGAAGTTCCCGGTCTGCAGCAGCGCGGCGATGGCCTCCTCGCCAGTCACCTCGCACTCCAGGTCGCCGGAGGCTCCGGCCCGGAAGACAAGCGGCTCGGAGCCCGCAAGCGTCACGCTTACGGTGCCATCCTTGCGGGGCTGGATTGAGGTGGTCAGCTTCATGTGAATCTCCAAAAAGAAAGGGGGAAGTCGCCTCCCCCCTTCAAGAGCAGCCCACCCCCGGGAGGCCGCTCACCCTACGGGAGTCGGCCGCGATCAGGCGGCGCGGTACAGCAGCGTCAGGCCTACCTCGCCGGCCGCCTTGGTAGCAGCGGCGGCGGTGAACTTGATGCCGATGAGGGTGTCGGTCGCGGCAGGCGCCAAGCGCATGGCAGCGGTCGACAGCGAGACGACGGCCGACGCGCCGCTCTGGGATGCGGTGATGCCGCTGGCCCAGGTCGAGGACAGGTCCGTGGCGCCCGAGTTCACCGGACCCACGCTGGCTGCGATGGTCGGGCTGACGTTGGTGTCCAGGTCGTCGGAGTCGTAGACCAGACCCACCGGCACGCAGCCGGCCGGCAGGATGGCCACGGTGCCGCAGTCGTTGGCGTCCAGGTCGGCCGAGGCCAGCGCGATCGGGAACCGCACGGCGACCGTTTCGATACCGGACGGGAAGACGACGGGCTTGCGTCCGTCGAGATAGTCGTTGGAGTTGGTGAAGGGCATGTTGCTCTCCTAGTGCGTGTTGACCTGGATCAGCGCGCGGCTGCGGCGGTATCGAGGCTGAACACCCCGAAGTCCTGCGCGCCAGTGCCGTCGTGCGTGAACGTGACCTTCTTCATGCCGAAGATCGAGGAGGTCGTGATGACCACCTTGTCCCCGTTGTCACGGGTCTCTTCGTGCCAGTCGAAGCGCATGTTGGTGCCCGGCGAACCGAAGGCGACCACGGCGGCCTGCGAGCCCATGAACAGGGCGCGCGCGGCTTCGACGTTGGAGCCGGCACCAGCGTTGTTGAAGCGGATCACGTTGCGGTGCGAGTGCAGGATCACGCCGCGATACATGCCCAGGCTGCCCTTGAAGAGCGCGTTGTTGCGGCCCTCGGCTGCAGCAGCGGCCTTCTGGATGTCCAGCCACTGACCCGTGCTCGTGTTGGAGCGCAGGTCGTCTTCCTGGAAGGTGTGCATCACGCACACGAAGGTCTCGTTGCCGTCGATCTTGCAGGGCTGCAGCACCGGGATGTTGGTCGCACCGCCGCCCTGGGAGTCAGCCTTGGTCTTGGCGCGATCGACCAGCCGCAGATCGAACTTGTCGTTGGAGTCGATGTTGTTGAAGGCCGTGGCGTCGTTGCCGAACAGGCGGTGGTTGCTGTCCGGGGTGACGAGGCCGTTGTTCGCGCGGCCGGTGTAGTTCAGCGGCAGCAGGAAGTTCGGGTTCACGCCACGGGCGCCCGACAGGTAGATGAACAGCAGTTCGTCCATCAGACGAGCCCACCAGCCGGACTGCTGGCGCTTGGCCTTTTCGCGCAGGTCGTGCAGGGTGCGCTTGCGCGTCATCTTGCCGCCCGTGTTCACACCGCACCGTGCTTGGTCGATGTAAATCTGGTCGGTGTAGAACTTCTGCGCCTCTTCCTTGCCTTCGAGGATGTCCTCGCCCTCGACGGGGGCCATCTTCAACTCGGCCAGCAGGTCGTAGCTGATCTGCTCACCGGCGTCGCTCTCCAGGTCCGTCAGGATCTGGATGGGGACTTCGGCCTCGGCGCCACGCGCCATGAAGCGCTGGCTGAAATAGGACTTCTGGGACTGGTCATAGGCCAGGAGGCCAGACCACTTCTTGATCGCCTTGGGATCGTTGACCCCTACGATGGTGCGAGCCATGGAAATACTCCTTTGGGTGGAACCTCAAAGAGCACGTCCTGCGCTCGCTTGCTGCTATCAGCGTGTAGGCGCTACGTTGCCACGCTTGGCACGGCTTCGAGAGCCTCGTCGATTGGTGATTTGTCGATCTGAACGGAGGGCAGCGCAGTAACGCGCAGCCGAACCAGTTGGCCGGACTTCTGCTTTTCAGCAAGTTCGACCACGGCTACTGCTTCGGGGACTCCGTAGCCCAGGGAGAACACCACGCGCTCCCCGGGTCGAACGTCCATGATCAGTGACGGCATGCGCGCACTCCGCTCCTTGAGTTATGCCGCGCGCAGGAAGCGCTCACGCTGTGCGGCCGACATGCGTGCGATCGCGGTCTCGTACTCCATGCCATCGAGCGACAGCACGTCCGAGAACTCGCCATCGACATCGCCCGGGCCATCGCCTCCCGGCACGTTGGCCAGGGTCGGCGGCACGGCGTCCACCGGAGGGGTGCGGCGGGTGGCCGCGGGCTTGGCGTTGGCTGCAGCAGCCGGTGCCGGCGCGGTCATGCCGTGCAGCGCCTGCACGCGACGGTGCGCCTCCTGCAGGAACCACTCCATCGGCTTGTCAGCGTTGGTGGCCTTGGCGGCCAGCGTCTTGACGAACTGGTCCAGGTCTTCGAGTTTCTCGCCGTCCTTGCGGTAGTCGATCGTGCCGTCCTTGGCGGCCTTGTCCATGAAGGACTCGACCGTGTTCTGCCACGCCTGCTGAGCGCTCTGCGCGGTCATCTCCTGGCTAATCTCGGCCTTCGTGCGGGCGATGGTCAGGGACTCGCGCTCGGTGAGCAGTTCTGCGCGCTGCGTCTCGAAGTCGTCGAACTCCATCTCGCCAGAGCGGAACTTGCGCTTGAGCTCCGCTTCGCGCTCGGCCAACTCCTGCACCTTGGTGTCGTAGTCCGCAGGCAGGGGCGCCTCGTAGCGCGTCGTGGACTGACGGGTAGGCGCGGGGGCGGCGGCGTCGGCAGCATTGGCCTGGGCGGTCTGCGCATCGGCGGCTTGAGAGGCTTCGTCGGCAGCGCCCTTGCCTTCGACGGGAGCGGCTTCGCTCGACGCGCCGTCGTCATCGTCGTCGTCGTCATCGTCGTCGTCCCCAGCGATGCGCTGCATCGCGGCGAGTTCATCGGGGGTCATGTCGTTGGACTCGATGGCCTCGCGCTCCTCGGGAGTCAGCGTGGCCAGGGCGTCAGCGTCGAGCGTGCTCATGCGCGCGTCCTTTCAGGTTGGTTGTGGATGGGAAGCCCAAGGTCGTCGCGTCAGTCCGCGTCTTCGGCCGCGACCTTGGCTGCGGCCATCATCTTTTCCTTGGCCATGGCCTGCGCTGCGGCGAGGCGCTTGGGGTCGGCCTTGATCTTTTCGGCCTCCATGAGCGTGCTGAGGTCACTCTCGACCCGCCAGCGGTTGTCATCGCTGATGGCGATGGCGCGAGCAGTCTTGTTCTTGGCCATGGGGTACTCCTTCTGTCGGTTGATTGAGCGTGCTCAGCGAGGCACCGCGCCGATGTTTGCGAACTCGTCGGCGATCTCCTGCGGGCTGCGGGGCAGCGCGGCTGGCGCTGGCACCACGGGGGCCGCTGGGCGCGGCGCCAAGGACACGGCAGCGGCAGGGCGAGGTGCTGGCACAGGCGCTGGGGCGTGACCTCAAGACCTGCGGCGTCTTCGCCCGCGAAGGCGTCACAGGTGA